CTTTGTAGTTGGCAAAATTAAAAGTTGGACCAAAAGTAGAAGAGAAATTTGTTGTTGGGCTTGCTGAATAATCGTAAGCGTTGAAGGTATATGGATTGGAGGCTACACCATTACTAACAAGCGCTATGCGATAAAGTGGAATCTGAAAACTTTCACTCGCCACATTATTATCCAATATAACCGTAAAACTATCGTTATTTCCAAAGTCTAATGGATTAGCGATATAAAAACGATCTATTGAACGAACTCTACGCAAAAATGGATCTTCAGCTATATCGATTGTGGTACCACCAACAATAGCGGTTTCTTGTACACACTCACCGTATGGCTGTGCATCATTGATTTCTTCTGTGCCGACACTTTCTTCGCTTCCAGTACCATATGGGTGCAACATGCAAATAAGTTCATTTGGATCTCGTCCAGCTAAGCTAGTTGACGATACAACTGAGGTAATGTAACTATCTGGAGGATAAGCTACAGTGCCAGAGGCAAACGTCGAATGGATGAACAGCGGCAATTCACCGGTATATCCTTGACTATCTCTAAACGCTATCAGGGAATCTTGACTATTGCTAAAAGATCCGCTAGTAAACTGTAACAATTTACCTTGAGTATCAGAAGTGACTATAATTAAAGATCCATCATCCGCCAAAGTATTGGTCGTTACGACTAGATATTCTTCTTGAGATACTGAAAAAACTAAACTCTCTGTTTGTGGCTGAAGCGCTTCTACAATTTGATCCAACGTATACGTTCCCGCTGAGATTCCAAACTTCTGTGGTGCTAACGCACTTCTAAAAACAACAAATCCATTGACAAAGGTGATATTGGTTACAGGTGTTATCGCAGCATATTCCGCAGGCGTTATAAGAATATCCAATGTGGTAGCAGTAAATGCTCGTACCCTACCTTCTATCTGATCAGTTGTAGGCAATTCTGCAGACCAAACAATAACATAATCGCCTAACTGCACATTGGAAAAGGCATTTGCAGTATTGGAAGTATATCTGATGATATTTGCAAGAGGTGCCGTAACTGTAATCAAGCTATTCGGAGTAACGCCAGTTGGAATAATTTTCCCAGCCGTATCTATGGATATCCAAATATGAGCCGGTGCCGCCAATACAATACTGCTACTGATTGGAAATACTGTACTATCTATAAAGGCTTCTGTTAAAGAACTACCGGCAGAAAGATTATCGCCTTTCACCAAGGGCACCGCCAATTCTATTTGGGCCGTATTCCTATCCAAAGTAAAGTCTGCAACTTTACCAGAAGCAGAAAGATCCAAACTATTAAACATTCCTTTTGTAATCAAAGAAGAAATGTAAACATTTGAAAAAGTAATAGTCTCAACAGGAAGAGATATGGAAGGGGCGGTTATAAGTGCATTGTTAGACATTGTGACAGAATATGGACCAACACCAACCCCAACTATACCTATCACCGTGGTATTGGCCGGTATTCCACCTTGAGAATCGGTGATAGATTGACCAATAGCAATTCCAGTGACTGTAGACAGATTGGTTATCTGGTTTGTCCCAAAAGTAATGTTGCCAGATACAGTCAATTCCGGCAATGTAAGTGATGGCAGTAATGTTACATTTGCCGTATTACTTTCACCCAAGTTGCTTGTTAGTTCTATGTCGGCACCACTAACTGTTGCCGTAATACCGGCAAGTTTATTGGTCAAAACTTGTGCCCATGACGCTAGACTGTTTAGGCTAGAAACGCTATTATATAGACCGGTTGCTATAAAGTCTGCATTGTAAAATGTGTAAATCGCAGGTCCGGTGCCATCTACTTCGACAATCAAAGTGTCACCGTTGGCTATTGTGTTTAACCAAAGCGATTGTGGATTGCTAAATATGGATGCGAACTCGCCCTCACTCAGCAGTACGTTGTTTTTATACAACCTAAGCGTTTCAGCGGTGCTTGCAGGAAATCCTAACAATAACGCAGCATCTCTACCCGTTGTCGTAGGCGTACTAGTGTGAATAGTATTAGAAAGTTCTGTTTTAGGCCTAATGTCAACATATGTGGCATTGCCAGAGGTCAGAGCTTCAAACCCAATCAGTGGGTCACCATTTATAGAGGCGGTAACTTCAAAAGCTGTCGCATTTCCAGGAGAAACAAAGTCTGTAGTTTGAAATACGTGTTGATACGTAGTATTTCCAACGACTACCGCCAACGTATCACCGCCAATCAAGTCGAATGGGGCTGAATTAGTAGATTGTAAGAATGGTTTTGCGACAGGAGCCTGTCTTCCGCCAGTCTGCAATTGAAAGAGATATTCTCCACCCAATGCACTATCAACGATTGCTTCCAGACCAACCCCATTAGAGGTTTCTTCGTATCCAGTACCGTCATCTACATAAACCGTAACCGTGCTATTATTATTCAAAACCAATGAATCGCTGACTATAGTAGCATTTTGATCTGAAGGTGTAGCGCCAATCAACGATGATTTTACAATTGAAGCAGTACCTAGACCGGTAGAAGCCAAAGCAGTCTTGATTCGAACTCTTAACTGATCATCAGTATCAGAATCAGCACCAGTAGTAAAAGGCAACGGATTGGTAACTGTAGAATTGCTTAATCCAACTGGTGCAGAAGAAAATTGCGTAATACCACCAGCTGGAACGTTACCCTGAGAACCTGGAAGCTGAGCCAAAACTCCAACGTTATCAACTTCAGTTTCACCATCCAATATAACAGCTGTGGCGATGGTATTATATAAAATATTTGGATTAGAACCTGTTCCAAATGAAATCACCGTAGTATTTATGGGAATAGTTCTATTACCACCTTGGGCTAAAATTACAGTCTCACCGATATTGTGAAATTTGGCCGTAGGGCTAGTTAACGTGATAGTCCAGTAAGATCCAACTTGAGTAGGAGACGTGTATGGCAGAGGACCTTCAACATCGGGCGTACCACGACCAATGTAGACACTGCCGGTTGATGGAAACAAAGATGCGTCGCCAACATTAATGGTAGTCGAGCCAACATTGGGGGCGTTAGTACCTGCATAGACATACGTAAAAATCTTAGTGAAACTATTGTCAATTATGTTGACATTGCCAGTAGACGGTTTAGCGGTTCCTGGAGTGACATTATATTCCTGAGCCAAACGCTTGAGGGCGTTTCCGGTAGCGCGATATACGCTGTAGTCTCTTAATACTTGAAAAATGTCCCCTGCAGCTCGTGCCGTCATCAATGCAACCACAGAAAAGAAAGATACGACAACAGAATTAGGATTATAGTCGTTCAAACCGAGGGCAGACCCGTATGACGAAAGACCGTCCGAAAGCAACTGCTCGTATGACTGTGGGCTTGGTAGATTACTCATGATTTATACCGTAAACTTATTACCCTTACTAAAATTACCATTAAGTCCGCGCGCCGGAATAACTTGTAAATTCCAAGGAACGTGTAACCCAGAAACATTTTCACCCTGCAATGGAACTATGTGATCCACATTGAGACCGCCCTCAGATAGCCAAGAACAGTTTGCGGCAACTATATAAAATTCTTTAATTTCTATTTTTTGTTCTTTAGTTAGCCATTTTGGAGTTCTCTGAAGTTTGGCGGCGCGGCGTTTGGCATTGATAGCGTTCACAATACCAGGATTGTTTTTTTTATATTCAGCCCTATAAGCCTTTGCTTCAGGAATTTTATTATATTCAGCCATTGAGGCTTTTCGTTTAGTAGTTTTTGCATATTCAGCTTGAGAAGCTTTTCGCTTAGGAGTTTTAGCATTCTCAGCCCTAGAGGCCTTTGCTTTGGGAGTTTTTGCATATTCAGCCTGGTGAATTTTTACTTCAGGTCTTCGATTGTACTCAGCTCTGTAAATGCTTTTACACATCTTACAACGTGATACTAATCCGTTTTTTTGAGCTTTGTCTTTGCTAAACTCACTCAACTCTTTGATTTTTTTACACTTAGGACACTTTTTCATAAAATAGTATAACCCTATCATTAAGATTGACGTTTCAACTATTATATCACATTTCAAGCTGTTAAAGCGAAACTTACTGGAAATACACCAGTTTGATTCGGTATGGTAACTCCCATACTTATGCCTAAAACTGGACCATTTAAGTTTATTTGAAGATTCACAACCTGTTGAAATCTTGGGTCTTGAACTACCATGTTATTGATACTATTGTATAATTGTTGTATTTGTAGTTCAGAGCTTATCGTGCCAGTTTTAACACCCAAGCCAAAATTAGGATCTGTCAGAATGGTCCCCGCTATAGTTCCGAATTTAATCCTAAGTGCTTGAATTATATTTGTTATCCCCCACGAGTAGCGCCAGTCACCATAGTTATTTGAGGCTATATCGCCAGTATCGGTCAATAGTATGTCCACTTTCGATATCGCAGTCAGTGGATCTGCAGATGTAATGGAAGGCGGAATAATATTGGATACATTTGGAACTGGCAAATCGCTGGGAATATAGATTTTTTGCTGAGAATTGACAGTTCCTGGCAAATATGCTTGTATATACGCCTTGTTAGATACGATAAAGTTATCAAGATTGGCCAAACCGTCCAATGTTAACAAAAAGCTAGTATCTGATAACTGTTCTATGTTCAAAATTGTTCTGGGTGACATTGGTTGCGTTGTGCTGTTAAATATGACTGTCTGACCCACGTACAGGTTAGTATCGCTTCCGACGAAGGCCTGTCTACCAATGGCGTTGGATAAAAGCGGTACCTGGAAGCCATTTTCATCAATGTACGGCTCCCTCAATCCATTCAAGGTGGCTATCTCGATCCATCTATTAGGATCTCCCAGATAGCGTGCAGAAATAGCTTCCATTGTAAGGCCGAAAGGAACGGGAGCCAATACTTTACTGGACGTAACATCAAATGGAATATCTGCATTACTAGCTAATCCAGCCACAAATTGCATTGCCGTCTGCACATTATTGTCATCAATTTCAGTAGAAGCAGTTAAGATGTCGTAGCACACCATAGTATCATATAACGTTTTTAAGATGTCATATTCATCCAAAGTAATTGGCTGAAGTCTAGGTGTCGGAGGCGGCAGAGAAAAAAGATCGTTATAGTATGCCGAACCAGTTCCAAAGCTATTAGATAAGAGAAGAGCTAACTGCAAAATGGTATTTCTGTATTGCTTCAGTTCTGCTATCGTAGTTTCTCTAGCATTTTGAATCAATTGATTCACAGTATTTTGCTGAGCATTTGTTAACGTCAAACTAGAAAGAGGTGCCTGATCCAATAGTGCATAATTTGCATCTGGATTAGAGAAAATGTTGTTTACGGTACTCAACGATTGCATTGTTGCCGCATCACTGCCAAGTTGCCCACCGGATACGGCGGACATCGATAAACCCTCGTTTTGAGACTGTGTAGCAGTGATAGCGGCCAAGTTTTGTCTGGCCGTAGTGTCGCTACTAGCCACAGAAGTAGAATTGAAACTTAAGGTGTTATCCGCATTAGACGTGGCAGCTGTCGGAGTTTGAGAATAAAGATTAGATATAGAATTGAATGTAGTAACTGACTGAGAAACATTAGCCAACGAAGTTGATATGGCACTATTAAAATCAGAAACTAATTGCACCGGAAGATCCGCTGCGGTAACAGCCGCTCCAGCTAAATCTTTAACGAATAAAGAAGTTTGCTGAAGAACACTAAACACGGTCTGTGCGTCTGATGTGACCGAATGAATCAAATTTACGACGGAACTTAGGGTCTGTCTAGACTGACTGATAGTAGCCAAAACACGCTGTAATATCCCAGGACTAATAGGCTGATTGTTTGGGGCTACAGAAGCAGTCCTTTGATTCAGATTTACTCTTCTCCAAGCCTTAAGTTGAAATCTGTATTGTATTTCCATCGGCTTGAGAGCATTTTGAACCCAATCATACATCATCGGAGTGACAACAAGTGATTGATTCTGTTTAGGAATATCAAAGACCAATCTCCAAGTGGCACAGGCTGGATTTTTCTTAGCTTCGGCGTATTGTTCCAAGAACTGCTCTAGTTTTAAAGCTTGATAATAACCGGTGCTAGTCTGGCCAAAAGTGGAAGTTTCTGGGCGCAATGAAGTAGGCTTAGCATTGGGATTGTTAGAAATAAAAGAATTAACAACGCCATTTACTTGTTGCACCACGCTGCCCAAGGCCTGAATAGTTCCGCCAAATATCGACGGTATAATTCCTGGAGTAGAGGGGGTCGTTGTTACGCTCGATCTCTGAGGCCAAACACCCATGGTGCCTTGAGCATTGATTATCTTAAAGCGTACACCGCTATGTTCTTCCAAGATACCGCGCAAGGTGGCGCTGACATTGATAGCATACTGATCTTGAATAGTCAACTGCTGTGGTGTTATGGGCAATTGCATAATCCAAGGAGATTGGGTGGTGTCAAATGATATTAAAGCACTTCCCGTGCCTGGCGTGATAGTTATGGTATTGGAAAGCACCCCTACCGTTACCGTACCTTTTGAACCATAAACTACTGTATTTGTTGTAGAATCGATGACCATTAACCTATAAGGAAACAATTCATCCCATCTACTGGGATCTATCTTAATAGATTGAAAGAATTGACTATTTATGGTACTGATTTCCCAAGGCAGAGGAATGACGCCAACCGTATTTTGCGTTGCAGAAACAATGCCTGCCGCACTCTGTACCGCTTGTACCGCCTGGTCTAGGCCTAAATTTATAGAATCGCCGAATCCCATATGTCCTCTAAGTAAAGATTGCCCTTAACTACTCTGCCGATATAGGCAGCGGAATAGGTACCGAAAGTGGACCTAACCCTATGCAAGTAAAGGTAAATTCTAATGTTGCATCGTAAATAGATTGTGCAAATTGCAATGTTGTGCTTGCAGTATTCAAATCAGAAATCAATTTTGCCTTCGCTGCCGCTATGGTCGTTATGGTGCTAGCGCCCAGTGGTAAAGTGCTGACGTCGGTTACGGAAGTAACCCAAACCGGCTCGGTGACGGTTCCAGGAGTGATGATAGCCGCTACTATACCATCTTCCATAGCATCAGCAAAGCTACTAATCCAAGAATTGTCCGTAACCGGTTTCATGGCAGTCATTGCTGCTATAACTAGAGCACTATTAAGAGTAAAAATACCAGGCAAACCAGTTGGACCACCCTGCACATTAGCCATATAGCTCGTTATTACACCCACGAAGGCCGTGATGCCAGTTAGTGGAATTGGCGATGCAGGCAATGCCAATATCTCGTTAGCCAAAGTTTGTGCTGGAGGTAACATTATTCAGTGATCACCTTTGTAGACAATGCATTTGGAGGCATAGGAATTATAGGTTGAAGTGTAGGGCCTAAAATTGTTGGATGAGTGTGAGCATTATATAATGCTTGAAAGGTGTCGCCCTTAATGACTGATTCTGCAGCACCAGCACCCAACTTGACTGTGGTTCCGTCCACAGTGGCAGTATCGGACGCAACAACATTAGCATTAGTACAGTTAACGTTGACATCTCCCTGAGCAGTCATGGTTACAACACCACTACGATCCAATCTGAGGGTAATAGTCGAATGTTTTACTTGAACAGAGCCATCTTTGTCTATCTGAATTACAGTGTTGCCTTGAGAACTATCGATAACTTTGCCGCTATTGTCTGTAGCCCCTTTGAAAGTTAATGCAGTACTTCCATCGGTGTTAACCACAACATTGACACCATTGTATTCTCCTTCCAAATGTGGACCTGAGCCATTTAATGTTGTTGTTCGATCCGGATGAAGTAAACAGCTGATGATTATGCCTTTACCAGAAAAACCGTTCAAACATAATAGTAAAACTATAGCCCCATTCTGTCCAGAGGGCGAAGGGGTTGTAGTTTGTTGTTGGCCAGTCAACTTCGTCAGCGCTCGCAATCTAGCTTCGAAAAAATCTGCAGGAGATCCAAAACCAGTGGAGGCGGTGCAGTTTCTATAATAAGATAAAGTAGAAGATTCGTCTTCGTTTTGTTCTGACACCAACACATCGTATTCTGGCACTACTTTGTTAGCATTATTAGGATCTGCAATATCGTATGTGGCTGTTACAATTCCAGTTCTAAGGTAAGAATTTTGATATTTCTTTT